ACGGGGCTGGCTCCGTGCTCGCTAGCCTGTTTGACGCTGCCTACGCAGAAGTGTAATAATGTCCAACGCTTGACAACCTTCGGGTTGTCAGGCACGATTCACAAAAAGGAGAAAGCGAATGAATGTACGAATCCTGCGCCATGTGCGCAAGCTATGGAACGTGGACTACATGCCGCGTGAGAACAACCGTGCCAACCAGCGTAAGTGGGTGCGCTCTGTGCGCTCACTTGGTGACCGCTGGCTTCTGGCAAAACACATCGAGAGAAAGGAGCCGTAACGTGTCGCGCAAAAACAGAAAGCGCAAACACAACCCGCACAACAACGCCACGGTGCTCGGCGCAAGCGAAGTAGAGCGCAGACTTTACGGCAAGTCATTGCCGGATATGCACAAAGAGAAAAGACTGGCTGAATCAAGAAAGGAACTACTCACCATGCCTTCTTTGCAAGACGCACTGCAAAACGCAATTCAAAGAAACAACAGCGCACTGCACAACATCATCGACGCGTGGGAGGCCGACGAGCCTCTACCCGTGCAACAACCACAACCCCAGGAGAAACAAACCATGCCTTCAATTACCTTCCCCGTCACCACCAACGTATCACGCGCCACCTTCGACTTCGTGCGCGACAACCCAGGTCTGCACCACAACGAGGTCAAGCACAAGCTGATCGACAAAGGGTTCAAAGACAGCTCGGTGACTGCCCTCATCAGCCAGCTTCGCCGCTCAGGGCAGATCGCACGGCTGGCAGATGGTACGTACCACGCCACGGCCAAGGAGTATGTGCCGATCAAGCAGGTGTTCAAACTGGCGGTGAACAAGAAGACCGTGGCCAAGAAGGCCGCCAAGCCCGTAGCGAAACCCGCACCGAAGCCCGCAGTGAAAGCAACTGAACCAAAGAGTGAAGGCATTGCCGCGCTGCAGCCCGTTGCTACCTTGGTGTCAGCACCAGCGCCTGTGTCGGCCCCTGCGGTCGTCTCCAACGATGTCGAGTACATCCTATCGACGCTGCCCATCAAGCAGGCCCGCTCGCTCTACGACGAGCTCCACAAAATCTTTGGGGCCAAGGCGTGAACGACCCGTTCGACTGGAGAAACTACAAGCCCCAGATCAGCATGCGTGATCTGGAGAAAGCGCGGCGCAACTCATACCAGATGACGCGCCACGTTAACGAGCAGCGCAAGAAGGGTATTGAGCCCAGTACCCCGTACAGCGAACGAACAGCACCATACCTAAGCGCAGCGCCCAAGGATATGGTGGTCGAGATGCCGGTGATGCCGGTACACAAGAAGACATTGGAGCGACACGCAAGGGAGAAGAAACATGGATGAAGAATTTGCTTTCCCACACACCATTGAGCACCTGCACCAGCCGGTGACGGCGGGCATGACGCTGCGCGACTACTTCGCGGCGAAAGCGATGCTTATGTATCTTCAAGACCCAGACATAGAAGAAGTAGTGAGGCACCCAGATGCAATTGCCGAGTGGTGTTACATCATGGCCGACGCCATGCTCGAAGAAAGGGAAAAGAAGTGAAAGAAGACATCATCAAGATGGCGCGGGAAGCTGGGCTTTCGTCGTCACCCGAAGACGACAACGCATACTGGACTGCTGATGGAATCGAAGAGCTTGAACGCTTCGCCGCCATCGTCGCCAACCGCTGCGCCGAGATCGCTTACGAGGCCGAGCCGTTCCATTCTGCTGATCTGATCCGCAAGGCGTTTGGAGTGGAGAAGTGAAGTGCCCACTGTGCGGAGCCCCAAGTGATGTCAAATCAACCAAGTACATCGACGGCGTACCCATCAGACGCCGACACTGTTACAACGAACACAGCTTCAACACCAAAGAAGTTGCGACAACCACGCCGAGGCCAAAGCGTCGAATACGAAAAGTGCTGGCCGTTCCAGAGAGTGGACGGTAAGATGCTTGAACGACTGCACAAACAGTTGCGCAAGCAGCAACCCCCACCCGAGTACGAACCCGCACCTTTCTAGGAGCCGCGCATGGCCGCCACGCCCGAGGTCAAAGTCAAAAAGCAAATCCGTAAACTGCTCGATGCAGCAGGCGCTTACTACGCCATGCCCATCGGCACAGGCTACGGCAACTCAGGCGTGCCCGACTTCGTCATCTGCCACAAAGGCCGCTTCATTGCGGTCGAGGCCAAGGCAGGCAGCAACAAACCAACCGCACTGCAAGAGCTGCATCTGGCACGCATCCGCGCCGCTGGCGGCATCGCCCTTGTCATCAACGAGACCAACATGGACACACTACAAAAGGAGTTGATATGAACACTATCACCACAAGCAAAGAGCAAGAGGCAGAGATTGAGCGCATCATTGCCAAGCTCGACGACGATGAGCGCACGCACCTGCGCTCTGTTTTCTACGCCCTCACCCGCTGCTACGACAAAGAAGGCACTGACTCTGCCGTGGTCATCTTCGGTACTGCCGACAGCGTTGAGTCGTTTGCAATGCTCAACTGCGACAGCATGGCAGCCGCACGGCTGATGGAGGGAGCCAACGATTTTTTAGGATACCTCAACACAAAAGACGCACCACCAAAGGAGATGTTTAATTGAGTGCACCTTATCAACGCATCGTCAGCATTGACTTTGAAACGCGCTGGGACAAGCGCGACTACACACTATCGAAACTAACCACAGAGGAGTACATCCGTGACAAGCGGTTCAAGGCATTCGGCGCTTGCATCCATGAGTATGGAGGAGACACCGCTATACAGTGGTATCGAGGAGATGAGCTTCCTAGAATCTTGGGGACTTACGACTGGAGCAAGACAGCCGCCCTCGCCCATAACGCACAGTTCGATGTTTCGATCCTTGAGTGGCGCTACGGTATACGGCCCGCGTTCATCTTCGACACCCTATCAATGGCGCGTGCTCTACGCGGCGTGGAAGTTGGCAATTCCCTCGCAAAACTCGCCAGCGATTTTGGTCTTCCCGAAAAAGGGCGAGCCGTACATTCGACGGACGGACTCGCAGAGATTGATAAAGATGTGGAATCTGAACTTGCCGATTACTGCAAGCACGACGTATATCTCTGCGAACGGATTTTCGAGCGGCTGGTTGAAAACTACCCCAAGTCGGAGCTTCGACTCATCGACATGACCCTCAAGATGTACACCCGCCCGGTGTTGCAGCTTGACAGGACGATGCTGATCGAGGCGCTCAGTGAGGAGGGCAAGCACCGTGAGGGGCTGCTGGCCAAGCTGGGGGTGGAGGAGTCGGAGCTTGCATCGAACGCGAAGTTCGCTGACATCCTGCGCAGCATGGGCCTTGTTGCCCCCACCAAGGTCAGCAAGACCACGGGCAAGGACACGCTGGCCCTGGCCAAGAACGACGCCCTGTTCCAAGCACTGCTCAACGGTGAGAACGAGGATGTGCGGGCGCTGTGCGAGGCCCGCCTCAAGGTCAAGTCCACCACCGAGCGCACCCGTGCGCAGCGGTTTCTGGACATCTCCCAGCGCGGCGCACTGCCCGTGCCCCTGTCCTACTACGGTGCCAAGTCGGGCCGGTGGACGGCGGCCAAGGGCTCGGCCATCAACATGCAGAACCTCAAACGCGGCAGCTTCCTGCGCAAGGCCATCATGGCCCCGGAGGGATACCAGCTTCTGGTGGGGGACCTTTCGCAGATCGAGCCCCGGGTGCTGGCGTGGCTGTCGGACTACGAGGAGTTGTTGAACATCTTCCGCTCGGGCCAGGATGCATACGCCCAGTTCGGTGCGCAGATGTTTGGCATCCCCGGCATGACCAAGGACAGCCACCCAGACCTGCGTCAGTCGGCCAAGAGCGCGTTGCTGGGGTGTGGGTATGGCCTGGGGTGGGCGAGCTTCGCCTCGCAGCTTCTGGTGGGCTTCCTGGGCGCACCGCCCGTGCGCTATGACAAGGCGTTTGCCAAGAAGCTGGATGTGACCGCCGAGTACATCGAGCGGTTCATCGGCTGGGAGGACAACGTCAAGAAGCTCCAAGAGATTCCCCACACCTGCACCGAGCGGGAGCTGCTGGTGCACTGCGTGGCGGCCAAGAAGATCATCGACATCTACCGGGCCACGGCCCACCCCGTGGTGAGCTTCTGGGACATGTGTGACCGCTTACTAACTAAGTCCCTTGCCGGTGGCGAAGAGGTGGTGTATAAATGTCTGACGTTCCGCAAGAACGAGATCGTGCTGCCAAACGGCATGTCTTTGCTGTACCCTGACCTGCGCCAAGTCACCGACAAGGAGACCAAGCAGAAGAACTGGGTCTACGGCGAGGACGAGACCAAGCTGTACGCTGGCAAGATCACCAACAACGTGACCCAGGCGTTGGCGCGGATCGTGATGACAGACGGGATGCTACGTACTTCGAAGAAGTACTTTGTGGCAGGCACAGTGCATGATGAACAGATCGTCGTGGTGCCCGACGAGGAAGTGGCTGACGCTAAGACTTGGGTCTTGGCGCAGATGACCGTAGAGCCTAAGTACATGCCGGGGATTCCCCTGGCCGTTGAGGGTGGCGCACACCGCAGATATGGACTTGCAAAGAAATGAACGATTCGATTTTGATTGACTACGCAGCATCGCTCATGGAAGTTGAGCGTTTGGCCAAGGGGGTTCATCACGCGTGCCTGGAGCGTGACTATGAGAAAGCGCAGGAACAGGCGATGGCAATGCTCGTGGAAGCGAGGCTCACATTGCAGACATTACGACACATGCATCAAAAGGAGAAAGAAAGATGAAGCAACTGGTATTGCCCAAGAAAGTACAGGTGGGCAGCAAGTGGTACAGCGTCGATGTGGTTGAGTCGATGCGCAGGAAGAGTGAGATCGGTCGTATCACCTACGACACGCAAAAGATCGAACTGGCCCGGCGCACGCACCACGGTGTGCCGTTCAGACTGTCGGCACTGGAGGAGACGTTCTGGCATGAGCTGACCCACGCCATCCTGCACAGCATGGGTGAGCATGAGCTTAACAACCGCGAACGGTTCGTCGAAGAGTTCTCTCTGCGACTGGCCCGAGCAATACGTACAGCGAGGTTTTGATGATTGACGAGATTGTTATTGAAGATGGCGTGCCCACGATTCACCGCGTGAGGCTTGTGGCAGTGGCAGCGTACGGCAGCGAGGGCTGCATGCCTTTACACAGAGATGACTGCCCGTTAGAAGGGGCTGTGTCGTGCGTCAGTGCTTCAGGCGGCTCTATATGCGGGGGCTTTTACGGTCACGCAGGAGCGCATGTTATTCGCTGCCAGGAAAAATTTAAATGAAGACAGTCACTTGGTCGCACAGCTCCCTCAAGGACTACGAGGGCTGCCCTCGCAGATACCACGAGGTCAAGGTGCTCAAGAACTACCCGTTCAAGGACACAGACGCAACGCTCTACGGCAAGGAGTTACACACGGCAGCGGAGCTGTACATCAAGGAGGACACGCCCCTGCCGCCGCAGTTTGCGTTCTTGCAAGAAACGCTCGATGCGCTCATAGCCAAGCCGGGCAGGAAGCTGTGCGAGCACCAGATGGGCGTGACCAAGGACTTGAAGCCTTGCGGGTTCATGGACAAGGAGGTATGGGTGCGCGGCATTGCCGACCTGCTCATCATCGACGACGAGAACCTCACGGCCAAGGTGGTGGACTACAAGTCGGGCAACAACAAGTACCCAGACCGCGAGCAGCTCAAGCTCATGGCGCTGATGGTGTTCGCCCACTTCCCCCACATCCGGCGCGTCTCTGGGGCGCTGCTGTTCGTGGTCAAGGAGGACATCGCCAAGGCCAGCTTCATGGTGGGCGAAGCCGAGGAGTATTGGTGGGACTACAGAGAGCGCGTGGCTCGCATCGAGCAGGCGCATGAGACCGGGGTGTGGAACCCCAAGCCGACACCGTTATGCGGTTGGTGTCCGGTGACAACGTGTGAACACAACCGCAAGAGAGGTTGATCATGACTCAAGTAAACGGCAAACGTAACTACAAACACGCCTACAAGCTGCAGAAGGCCAGCGGCGAGACCACTGACCAACTGGAGCGGCAGAAGGCTCGCAGGCTCTACGACAAGCAGGGCATCGACCGCAGCGGCAAGGACATCGACCACAAGGTGCCACTGCGCAAAGGAGGCAAGACATCCCCAGGCAACCTGCGCCTTCGCAGCAAGAGCGCCAACCAAGGAGACAACAAATGATGTTTGAAC